ATAATAGGGCATTCAAATGTATAAGACATTGCTCTCACCTGTTCTGATATATTTTTAATACGTTCATATGAGTTATTACCATATGTCGCCCCCATAAGGTTTAGATAATCTAATACGATAATATCGGGCTTAAATCCTTTATTGGTAAGTTTTTTAATATACCCTTCAAGTTGCGGTGGTGTAATAGAGTTAGGTGGGAACTCTTTAATTAACATTTTACTATCGGGATGCAAAGATTTAAATGTATTAACCTTTTCCTTTAAAGTTTCAACATGATCTTGTAATCTATTAATTGGAAGCCCTGTAAGCTTTGATGTAATACGTTTACTATAAATCATCTCTGACATTTCTAAGGACACGACGAGTACTTTTTTACCAGCTTCAGCTGCGTTAGTTGCAACATTACTAAGAAAAATCGACTTACCTACGTTTGTCGGTCCAGCAAATATATACATCGACCTACCATCTTCTAAGAAACCACCATCTAGCCTTTCATCTAACCAGTCCCACCCAGTCTTAATAGTAGTTTGTCTAGTAGTTAGGTCACTAATATGTTGTTCTATATCTTCGAAATAATCGTGACCAATATTACTATTAATAGATATGTTACAAGCTTTATTAAATTTCTCATGAATAGTTTTTACATCTCGTTCTTTACTATCAACAATTTCTAAGAATGTATTAAATACAGCTTGTTCTTGGAGAAATTTTTCTGTATATAAAAATAACTGTTCGTCATTTAAATCAGAGTTAATATCATTAGTTATAACTTTAGTTTTTTCATAATGCTCTTTTAATTGATCAGTATTAAGATATAATTCTAGTTCTGTTCTAGAAGGTCTTCTCTTATTTTTCTTATACAGTGCTTGAATTATTTTTATAATCTGCTGAAAGTCTTTATTCTTAAAAAACTTATAGTTCAGATTATCAATTATAGAGTTTAAGTATATTTCATCTTCAAGACAGTTCTTAAAGACAATACGCTCTAAATAATCAAGATCTATATCGAGGTAGTTACTTTCGCTTGTTAGCATATGTCGTGAGGGTATTATATAGGTAATCCTCTGATAATGCAAATTCTTCTGTGTAGTTAGTTAAACCCGGGGAGTCGTGAATAACTTGTATTGGCGCGGTAGTCAATTTCATACCAGCTACGTGACAGTCAAAACAAAATTTAAGATCATAATGATGAAATCCTTTTATTTTTTCATCAAACCGTACTTGGTGTAAAGCTAAAGATTTTGTTTTGACAGCTAAAAATAAACCATCTAGTAGTACTACTTCACGAGGGGTTGGTCCGAATAATGTTTGATAATATTCTGTTTTATTTTTATAATGGGCAACTATTCCAGACAATGATTCTGGTTTACACATAAGATGCCATAGACATGGTTTCTTAACTTGGAGCTTACTTCCTCCCGCCAGACCAACTACGTCATAACCTAGTTTAAACTGCTCTCGTATACACGTGAGAAAGTTAACGCTATCTATATGTAGATCATCATGTACAAATAAAATACAATCGTATTTTTTTAAATTATCTTTAGTAATGTATCGATTGTATACTGAGCACAACCCTTCTTTATTTTCATATGTAGGTTTTAAGGTATATGAAACTATAGATTGTTTTTCTCGATGGAGGGCTAAACTTTTTGATAGTCTAGTATTCTTGAAATCACTCGCAGTATGCTTTGTAGCAGTTACTATTAAGGTTTTCATAAAAAAAACGGAGTAGAATTTAGTTTAAACTTATCTATTTCATTAAAATTATTGTTTGTAAAGTTATATTCTAATATATTACCCTCGTCTATATATTTATAATCCGGTATAGCTGTAGATGTAAAATTACCTCTATAATGATGTAATGTACTCCCGGATCTGAAAATACGTAAACTACCATTTTTTGCGTCATAATACCAACAAGCAAATGTACCCTCTAGAGTTTCTAAAGCCCTTTTAAATCCTATCGTTTCCATCAACGGTAGAATTACACTGCTATCTACATTACTACAATTATCTAATTTATGTTCTTTAATTAATTCTCTATCATTACCAAGTACCCCATTGTGCGCTAAATACCTTTCATTTAGAGTAAACGGATGAGAAGTCTCTTCATCAAACTCCCTTACCTCTGACGTTGGAGATTGAACATGACCAAGATAATAGATACAAAACGGACTCTCTATTATCGGTTTATTAAAATCAGTTACGTGGGTAGTTTTTACTAAGGTACCACTCTGTAAACCTTGTGGAAATAATTGTGTAATACTACGTACAAAATTACCTCGCTCTGTGTTCTTCGCACAAAGCTCTCTAAATTCTTCTATATTATTTGATCCAAAAATACCGCACATAATTATAAATGTTAAGAGTTTTTCATATCTAAATCAACTATTCTTACCCATGGAATATCTTCTCGTTTATACTCTACCGGGTCAATAAGTTTATTTTGTAAAAATCCCTGTATACGAGAGCTACAAGCAGTACAGTAACCGCATGCTTTATCTTCTCCCTCGTAACACGTCCAGGTATTTTCAAATTTAACACCATTAGTAATACCTATATTAATAATTTCTTTTTTAGATAGTTTAATTAACGGAGCTTCTATTTTAATTTTATTTTTTCTATTTAAAGCAGCAACGTTGTTTATCTCTGCGAGGAACTCTTTACTACCATCCCAATAACCAGCTTGGCTATCTACTAAAGCAGACCCGTGATATACTGTATCAGCTCCAACAGCTTCGGCGTACGAACATGCAATTGATAACATCATCATATTCCGAAATGGTACATAATTTACTGTTTGAGCGTCTCCAAGCACATCACGGGCGTGAGCTACTTTAATATTGTCGTTAGTAAGAGAAGAGGTTGGCGCTATATCCTTAAAGAAACTTATATCAATAATTTTATGCTCTTCAATATTATTATATTCATCAATTTGAAGACCTGCATATAATATTTCTTTATTATGCTTTTGTCCGTAATTATAAGTTAGTGCGTAAACTTCTTCATGAACGCTTGCCGCTAAACTTAAAATTACTGAACTATCTAAACCCCCTGATATAGGTACTACTGCTTTACTCATCTTCTTGTTCTAATATAGCTACTTCATTAAGAGACTTACCATACCGGTACTTCTCACTTATAGAAGATTCTAACTTAGGTAACACAGAATTCCACGTTTCTTCATCATTGCGCCAATTCTTATAATAACCTAGCTTTTTATCTCCCATACTATACGTAGAACCATTTTGCTGTATAATTCCATGAGATACAGCAATATCTTTAAGTCCTGAATATTTCTCTAATCCAGTCTTAAAGTTGAGATAGGCTTCCCCTTGCAAGAAGGCAGGAATAAACCTATTTTTTACAGTTAGCATACGAAGAGTAACGCCGGAATAGTTACGACTTTCAGTAAGAGCTTCGTCGTTCGTATTACCAGCATCAGTTCTCTCTTTTTTTGCTGCCATTTGTACTAAGATAGACGCCATGTACACAGGACCAGACCCACCAGCTTGTTGCTTAACTAAGGTAGGATGGAGTGCACCAGGGTCAGCGTACGTATGATTACTAGCAATTACAGTTGTACCTGTAACTGCTGCTTTATATGTAATTATACGCATCATGGATTTGAGCTGCTTGGCTCTGAGACCCATGTCCATGGCGCCTTTATTAGCACCAGCATCATTTATTTCTTTCTCTGATGCTAAATTACCGAGGGAATCAATAGAAATAATAAACTTACCATGTAGTTCCGGTTCTTTTTCTACTTCATCTAAAAATGTCATAATCTGATTTCGACAACTTTCTACTGTATCTACAGGTACGTATTTTACATTAGATGTATCTAAACCGACATTTTCAGCTCCCTCGTTTTCTACTGCTACCTCTGTATCAAAGATAACAGGTACCATGCCTTTTCGTTGTGCATGCGCTAAGATCTTATTCAAGATAAAAGTCTTACCACAACCCGACTCTCCTGCAAAAATAGTAATTCTACCTTTAGGTACCCCGCCATATAGAGAACCCGAAATAATAGAGTTTAACACTAAACAACCAGTATCAATCCAATCAGTAACATTACTGAGGGTATTTTTTTCTAACGTTGTGGCGTTATTGTTTAGTTTTTGCAGTTTAGCAAATGCTTTATCAACGAGACTAGACATATATTAATCTTCAAATAGGGTTACTTCTGGGACCTTTTCTCCTAATTTCTCTACAACTGGCTCTGGGTTTGCTTCACCGTTTGTGTTAATCTTAGCACTATAGTGTTTCAGGATTTTATCTGAAATATCAACTTCAATTTCAATGTACTGACCTGCTTTATAAATAAAGACCGGTTGTGCGCCCTCAGAAAACTCTGTAAAGAATAAAGGCATAACATCTACCTTCATATTATTAGGGTCGTTAGGTGTAACCATGATCATCGCTGGAGCTTTGACCTTTACGTGTTCGGTTGTCTTTTCGACAACTTCCCCGAAACACGTCCTACCAATCGTATCAACGTATGTAATTATATCCATGTGAGTATTATACTATGTAAAAATTAATTTGCAACTTCTACTTTAAAGAAATCAAATAAATCTGTGTTTAATGCTTCACCTGGTTTAAACGACTTCCAACCTGCATTAATATAGAATCTATCTATTACACTAAACACGATCTTTTCGAACATTTTTTCGTAGTCTATTTTAAAATCTTTATTAAATTCATCAGGCAAACCATACTTAAAGCCTAGGGAATTTAAACCAAACTTGTTCGGGGTCATTGTGTAAAAATATCTAATTTTATCCCCTGATGAAATAGGTTCGTTCTTACTAGATATACCGTAATGCTCTAGTAGTTTATTATAATATATAGCAGACTTAACATGTATAGGGGTACCTTTTTTAACCTGCCAATCCTTAGCATATATACTATACTTTTCGTATTCTTTGATGCCCATAACAAAAGCAATATCGTTAATAGGTAAGGATTTAAATATGTCATATGTCTCTTCAAACATCTCGTTAGTAGATGCTCTGTCTTCTGTCATAATCATATGCTCAATAATCTTTTTTACATATGGTTTGATAGCATTAGGCATTGTAGTTCTAACTACTTCTACCCCAGTATACTTAAACTTATTACAAGCAACACCCTCATCATCAAGCTTATGAAGTACGTATCTTTTCTTCTGTAAGAAATAACCTCTATCACAAATAGACTCTCTCTTAAAAACAAACCTAGGATCTTTAGTTAATAAGGTGTCGCGAGCCCATTTTTCAATATTCTCATTTAAGTCGTCTTCTATATCTTGTACTAGATCTAGTACCTCAGGTGTTACTACATTATTAGTATGAAGAGGTATTTTCATATATTCTAATAATTGCGTTATAGTACAATAGGAACTATCTGTATCGTTATATACAATAGGGTCTCGTCTTTCTAAATCCTTATCAGAAAGACCAGTTCGTTTCTTAATATAATTACGTAAAATAATATTACTCTGTTTAATTACATCCCGACCAGTTAAGGTAATTGAACGAGCAATGTCACCGTCTCCCATTTGAGATATTTTATTACCAAAGTAACCATAAATACGGTTAATAAGAATTTTTAAAGTAAATTGCCAAATCCATAACTGATCAATTTTATATTGAGTTTTTTTGATTTCTTTCTCAAGAAAGTTCTTCTCTTCTTGAGAGGTATATTGCTTTAATTTAATTTCTAATTTATGGAGTTTTTCTCGTTCAGTAGTCCATTCGGCTTTCTTACCTTTTCGTATATCATAAAAATGATCTGTAATGCGAGGAAATATACCTTTAGTTTTTTGGGAGAATAATTTAGAAGCTCTAGTAACGCATATTTCATTCTTCTCACACCACCTGCTAAAGTCTGCATAAGACATCTCAATATCTTTATTGTTTACAGTCTTAATATATATCTTACCGTTATCTCTACCTACAATACTACCTACCTTTGTTTCCGGGCTCAAGTTAAGAGTTACCATCACGCTAGGGTATAGAGAGTTCGCATCAAATGATATTACATTATCTTGAAAGCCTCGTTGCGGTTCTCCTACATACGCCCCCTCATACTTTTCTGTTCTATCATCTCCCTTCACGAACGTAGGTATAACTCTCGGCGGATCTTGTTTCCGAGCTTCAACTATTGCTCTTCCGTTAACAGTACTAATTGTACCTAAAGCAGCATTAAAAGGTGTGAGACCAATATACGACAACATCCTAGCTAAATCCATATACATGAGTTTAGCTTCTAAGCGTACAAGTAACCGAACATCGTGAATATTATAATCCACAAACTTGTCCCAATCTTTAATAGATAGCTCTGCTAGGTTAGTTTCTCCTATATCTACCTTGTTCTCTCCAAGTTCTATATAAGCTATATTGTCTAACTTATAACTATCTCTCATACCCATGCTGAAGGTCTTATAAACATCAAGATAATCTAGCATAGAAACACCTTCTACTACATATTTTGAAGTTTGTTGACCGAAATTACCACGATATACTCTTTGGTAAATAGGCTTCATAATCTCATTATGTACTGGAGAAAATAATCTCGTCGCCTCCTCTCCAAGAAGATTTCTTACACGATTAATTACGTAAGGTATATCAAATATTTCACTATTCCAGCCTGATAAAATATCTGGTCTATCTTCACAATAAAAATCTAAAAACCGCTGTAAGAGCTCTCCTTCTGATTTGCAATGAAAATAAGTTATATCTTCTGATTTTGGAGTATATGGATTAATGCCCCAAGTATAATAGTGTTTATGAGCAGTATCATAAACAGTAATTACATTAATCATGTGACTAGCTTCTTCTGGTTTCGGGAATTCGTCTGGGGAATATGTTTCTATATCAAAAAACCACACCTTTAATGGAAATTGTTGAAACTCATCTGTCTCGTTTACTTGCCAGAATCTATCTACTAGGAATTGTTGATAAGGAGAGATATTTTCAAAGATTCTATGATCATTAAGATCTTCAATCTTTTTACGACGATCTAACTCACTAGTCGCGAAATGCTTTCGTAACTTCGTACCATAGAGAGAAATCCCATCGGGTTTGTTATTGTTTGTCTCACTATAAAAATAGGGACGATACGGACAATCAGTCTCAATACGGTTACCTTCTTCATCCCAGGTATAAAGCCGCATGACACGTTGATTCGGTATGTAAGCTAAGTTCCTATACACTTCTTATAGTATAGGAAAAAACAGGAAGTTTATCAAC